ACAATACGCGCCGCAGGCAACTTGTTTCAAATCATCGTGACTCGTATGCTCCAGCAGTACGATGAGGTGTGGCTAATAAACGCTCGCGGCAATCACGACCCTGATGCGTCTCTTTGGCTCAACGAGATGCTCCGCATGTACTACGAGAAAGATAAGCGGGTTAAGGTCTTCGACAACTTCAACAAGTTCATACACTTTGAGTGGGGCAACAACTTCGTTGTTACGCATCACGGCGACAAGATACGTACTAGACAACTTTACGAAGCCATCACACGCGACTATGCCGAACAGTGGGGTAGAACAAAATACCGCTTTGCTTGGACAGGCCACATTCACCATAAGCAGGCAGAGGAGCTAGGCGGGCTTACGTGGGAAAGCTGGTCGGTACTGCCGCCACCTGATTCTTGGCACTCAGCAAGCGGCTACGGGTCACAGAGGTCGATTAGTTGTGTAGTATTAGACAAGGAGCATGGCGAATTTAGTCGCTTCAAGGTGGGTATCGAGGCGCTACAGTGACAGCAAAAATGCCGATTATGTCCATGCCATTGCCTGACGGTGGCGCTGTTGTCTGTCGGGTTGAGGCTATCATGGCGGCTACGACTAACATGCGAAACGACCAAATGACTGACGTGTACATCGACGTGGCGTGTCCCGAGGGCATCACTATCGACGTAGACATCGACTCATTCACCACTAGTTGGCTTGCGGCACTACTAACAACTATCGAGGATTGGCGGCTAGAGCATGGTATGCACTAAGTGCTGGAAGGACATGGTGCCAATGTTTACGGCGGCTGATTACAGGCTAGAAGGCTGGGCTTGCAGTTGCGGACACACAGAAAAAGCCATACTGCGCGAGCGGCGATTTACCAAAGAGACTTACTATGGCGATAAAAAGAACAAACGCGGACATCTGGTTCAGCAAAGCAGTTAGAGCTAGAGATGGCGCTTGTCTTGTTTGCGGTACTGACCAAAGCCTTGAGTGCGCACACATATATGGCAGACGACGCAAGATTGTTCGCTATTCGATGGATAACGCAGTTACTCTATGCCACCACCATCACCGCGTGATGACAGAGAATCCTTTGAGCTTCAGTGGCTTCCTTGAGACGACGCTAGGGGCAGGCCATTTAGAGCTACTGACTGAGAAGTGCCGAGGCATCCTGAAGGAAAACAAAGCTATTCGAGACGAGATAGCCAAGCACTACCGCGAAGAAGTCCGCAAGAAAGAGCAAAATCCTGACTACGTTATCGTTTCGTATAACTGATTGCCTGTATGCTATAATAACAAGGCAACAGGAGGATGTTGTCATGTGTGTACAGAGCCAACGGCAGTATTTCGGCGAGCGGCATCACATTGTCGTAACCGACAAAATCACAGAGCTACTGTCTCGTTTGGGTAGAGACAAGGGCGTCACAGAGGAAGAGTACCTCAAGCGCCTATCGCGTCATCCCAACGAAGACTATTTCATTGCAGAGATTGCCCGTCATTACGGGTGATTGAAAATGTCACGTTTGTCACATTGCCCCGTTTCCCTCATATTATTTACACAACAAGATAAAAAAGTGCTTGCAAGGGATAAAGATATCAGTAGAGTAGTATCCATAGCTAAATATATGGAGAAGGGTAATGAGTAGCTTTTTTAACTGGTTAGAAAATCGCATCGCTGAGTACGAGGTTGCGCGTCAGCGTGGCCTTAAGGCGTATGACACTCGCCTTCAACGGGCGGCGGCTAATCGTAATGAGGGTGCGGAGCCGATATTCTCGGAAAAGTCTGGCCGCCTACACGCGCCTTTTGACGGTTACGTCTGGGTTTGGTGCGAGGGTGACAGCGAGTTCGAGGCGGCCTACCTTGCAGGCCAATATCTGCCATTCCCTAAAGAGCGCGAAAGCATCGCTCTGGGTGACTTCGGAGAACAGACTAAGTTTGTTGTTCCTGCCGACCGTGCTGACAAGTTCATGATGCAATGGCAGGAGTTGCCAGCAGTGACTCGCGAGATTGTCAGCGTCTACGCGTCACGCGTGTTCGACGACAAGCACGGCAAGCCAATGCGTTACGTGACTGTTTCTCAATGCCCTCATGATATCTGCGAAGCTATGAAAGAAAAGCTGGTAGGTGATTTGATTCGATTGCAGAAGTACCAGCAAAAGCAACGTGATGCCGAACGTGCAGAGCGTGATGCGGCGCATCAGGCTGGCGAGAATGCACCAGAAGGCCGCATTGTCGTCACGGGTACTGTGCTGGCTTTTAAGGTTCAAGAGTCTATGTACGGCGATGTGCTTAAGATGCTCGTGCAGGATGACCGAGGCTTTCGTGTGTGGGGTTCAGTGCCATCTAGCCTCGACGATGCGGAGCGTGAGTCGCGCATAACGTTCACCGCTACGGTGACAGCATCAGACAAAGACGCTAAGTTTGGTTTTTTTAAGCGGCCTACAAAAGCCGCAGTTATCACAGAGGTTATGACCGCATAGCGGCTTTTTGCTGGGGGACAGATGAGCAAGTTTAGCGAGCAAATGACACTGACAGAGGTAGCCGCAGAGATGGGCATTTCACGTCAGAGGGTAAAGCAAATCGAAAACGCGGCTCTGGACAAAAGGCAACATTTATCGGCTCGTCGAGCCATTAGACCCGTTGGTCGCAATCTAGGAGGGAGAAGTTATGACACTTTTAACAGAACGCATTCAACTCACATCGCAAGAGATTCAAGTTCTTGCTGACGGTCTTGATGGCATCCTTTGGGGTGGGGACATCAAACACGCAAAGAGCGCGGCTGAAAAGCTATTTAGGCAGGCAGAGCGGTTTGAGCCAGCCCTTACTGAGCATCTTATTGAAAGCTTCCCACAGACCGCGTGGTTGGCTGGCAAGGTTGCGCAACAATCAAAAAGTGAGGGTTATTTATGAGGGACTTATCGACGGACGCGAGGGGCGTGGGCATCATACTTGTCATACTATTGCTTTTGACTATGGGGATAGTCGGGCGCGGTGACTACGAGGAGGCGCTTCTGGTAGAACAGGAGTACTGTGAAATGGTGGATTTGTGGGGGCAAACCAATGGCAGAGACGGGCATCCCGACTGGCGAAAACTTTATCAGCAGGCTTGTACGGGCGACTGATGACGAACTAGAGGATTGGATTATTGCAATCCAAGCCGCACAAGTAATGGCGACACGGCATCAGGAGGACATGGCCGTATTAACAAACTTTAGGGTAGTGCCACTAAGAACTAACAACGAGCCGCCCTTAGAAATCATCCGCTACAGTCCGTGATGGTGTGAGACATTGCCCGCTTTATGCGGGCTTTTTTTGCCCAATGTCCACATAATGTATAATATGTCGCGGGGGACACTATATGTTGCAGACTGTGACTATAGATTGGCGGCCCGTAGTACAGGGCAGAATGCCAAGACACGAAGGCAATTACCTCGTCGTATTTGACGACGGGGCTGTAGAGACTTACCCCATGTCAGACCAAGACATCAAACGCGGAGAAGTGAGAGACGGGCAAACACATGGCCTCTATTGGGCCGAAGGTATACCGTCACCTTTAGACTATGGCGAAGACTAGAGCGCAGAAAGTTAGGGCAGTTAATCAAGATGAATTGCGAGTGTTTCTTAGTGAGCGCAACAAGGTATCGCAAATCATTGGCAACATTGAAGAAATCGAGAAGCTGGACCCCTCGGAAACACCTGACTTCAATAAAGTACTTATGAAGTACAAAGTCGCAAACGAGCAACGCATCAGATTGCTCAACAAGTACCTGCCAGACCTTAAAGAAGACCTGAGCGACCACACTGAGTTACCGCCTATTGTCATCAAGTTAGCTGATGGAACTGACGCGTCCTCAATCTGACATCTTCGTGTCGCCTGAGCGGTTTCGTGTTGTCGTAGCTGGCAGGCGTTTCGGTAAGACATTCCTAAGCACAGCAGAGCTACTCCATAGAGCATTACGCAAAGACGACCAGAACGTCTGGTACGTGGCTCCTACTTACAAGGCGGCTAAGGAGATTGCATGGGACATGCTCACTAATCAGATACCGCACGAGTACATTTCCAAGACTAATGAGACGTCGCTAACCATTAACTTTAAAAATGGCTCTAGCATATCGCTCAAGGGCGCTGAGAAACCTGACAACCTACGTGGCCGCTCGCTAGACTTCGTTGTGCTAGATGAGTTTGCTGACATGCGTAAGGAGGCATGGTTTGAGGTAATTAGACCAAGCCTATCTGACAGGAAAGGTGGCGCGCTGTTTATTGGCACACCAAAGGGCCGCAACCACTTTTATGACCTGTACGGCAAAGGAGTAGACGACGATGAAGGATGGAAGTCTTACCAGTACACGACCATTGAGGGGGGTAATGTCGAGGCAAATGAGATTGCGAGCGCGCGAGCTGACCTCGATGAGCGTACCTTTCAGCAAGAATACGAGGCGAAATTCGTCAATTACTCGGGAGTCATTTACTACTCGTTCAAGCGTGAGGAATCTGTCAGACGACACACTGATGACCGTAATGTCATACACGTCGGCATGGACTTTAACCTAGACCCTATGTCTGCCGTCCTTATGACGCGTAAGGGCGACACGCTCCATGTCTTTGACGAGATAGTGATGTTTGGCTCAAACACCGATGAGATGGTTGCAGAGCTTCGCGAACGCTACGGAAATGGTACAATAGTGATATATCCTGACCCTGCAAGTCGGCAACGTAAGACGAGCGCAGGGGGTAGGACAGATTTGTCGATACTGCAAAATGCTGGCTTTGAGGTACGCGTCCGCAATAGTCACGCCGCAGTAAGAGACAGAATAAACGCGGTGAACAGTCGCCTACTATCGAACGATGGACAGCGACGGTTATACGTTGACCCTAAGTGCAAGAAGGTGATTGAGTCATTGGAACGCCATACCTACAAGGAAGGCACCAGTCAGCCCGAGAAGGATGGCTTTGACCACATGAACGATGCGCTTGGCTATGCGGTTGAGTATTTATTCCCAATCAGAAAGGCGCATCAGCCACAAGCACCGCAGAGGTGGACGTAAATGTATTACGAAGATATCGAATACCAGCACCCCGACTACGAAAACAATATCGCGCGTTGGGAATTCTACCTCCGTAGCTATATGGGCGGACAAGACTACCGCGACGGGTCATACCTCACTAGCTACCTAAACGAAGACAAAAACGCCTACAGCAGACGCCTAGCCCTAACACCGCTAGACAACCATTGCCGTAATGTCGTGCATGTCTATTCGTCATTCCTTTGGCGTGTGCCGCCTACCCGTAACTATCAGCAAATGGAAGGCAGTGCCGACCTTGAGGCGTTTCTAAAGGACAGCAACCTCGACGGCCAAGGGTTTAACAGCTTTATGCGCGAGGCGCAGATATGGTCAAGCGTGTACGGCCACGTCTGGATTATGCTCGACAAGCCGCAGTCAACAGCAGGCACACGCGCAGAGGAACTGGCGCAAGAGATTCGGCCATACGTCACGCTGATTACGCCTGAGAATGTCTACGACTGGAAGTACGAGCGAATGCCTAGTGGTCGCCATGAGTTGACGTACATGAAAGTCAGGGAGTCAGTAAACCGCATCGACGGCACGACGACCGAGACGTATTTCCGCATCTGGAATCGAGACACAATACAGCTAGTGCGCTACCACGGTGACGAGGCTAACGTCGTAGAGACTATCGACAACCCTATCGGCAAGATACCCGCAGTACACCTACCCTCTAACCGCTCAGTGGTTCGGGGTATTGGTATTAGCGATATTAGCGACATCGCCTACATGCAACAGGCTATCTACCAAGAGCTATCGGAAATCGAGCAACTGATTCGCATCTCTAATCATCCGACACTCGTGAAAACTTATGACACCGACGCTAGTGCAGGTGCAGGCGCAGTCATCAATATCAGCGATGATATGGACGGCGCACTTAAGCCGTACCAGATGCAACCCTCGGGCGCTAACCTTGACGCTATACGTGCTTCGATTGAGGACAAGATTGAGTCCATTAACCGCATGGCCCACATGGGCGCAGTGCGAGGCACAGAAGCAATCACGCAGTCAGGCGTGGCAATGCAGACAGAGTTTCAAATGCTGAACGCTAAACTGGCTGAAAAGGCTGACATCCTTGAGTTAGCTGAGGAGCAGTTATGGCAGTTGTGGTGTACGTGGCAGGGTCATCCGTTGCACGAGGTAGAGATTGACTACCCTGACAGCTTTGACATCCGTGACTACGAGTCTGAGCTTCGCTTCCTACAGCAGACACGCGCAAGCGGCGTTAAGTCTGTCACCTTGCTTCGCGAGATTGACAAGAAGATTGCTGACCTCGTACTTGATGACAATGTGCTGGCTCAGGCGCATGACGAGATTGAAACTGCGACTACAGCAGTCGGAGACTTCGCTAAAGAGACGCAGATTTACAAGTACCACATCGACAGCGGCCTAGTGACACCGAACGAGGTGCGCGAGAAGATTGGCCTTGACGAGATTGCTGGTGGTGATGAATTAGTCGAGCCGATTCAGACGCTGACAGATGGACAGTGATGAGCTTCGCGATAAACTAAATAGTTTAGCCGACCCTCATGAGCGGCGACTTGCTCGTGCTATGCAGTCATTACGTCAAAGGCTGACAGATGCGCTTGCTGGCTTACCTTTAACTGATGGCGCACTTTTCGACTTAGATGCGGCGTTAGCACTTAGGGCGCAGTTAAATGGTATTGTCCGCGCAGAGTTTCTTGCAGAAATAGATGCAATCATTCGAGAGTACCCTGAAGCCGTGGAACTCACTCAAGAGTTTATGGAACAATTCCTTAACTTTCGTGTGCCGCAGTCAGTCATTGGACAGCTTCAGCAGTTCAGCTTTACAGGTCACGAGCAATTAGCTGAGGAGTTCGTTGAGGCGCTTTATCAGCAGGTATACAACAATACCTTAACGGGTACGCCTTTCTCTGTAAGTCTTGATGAACTGAACAGCTTGCTTGATAGCACACTAGCGAGGCACTCACAGACCATTCTGCACGACGCACTTTTTGAGTTTAGCGCATCGGTTGCAATGACTAGTGCGGCAGAGGCAGGTATTACCAAGTTTCGTTACGAGGGTGATATCATTGAGACAACACGGGACTTTTGTGAAAAGCATGTCGGCAAGGAATACACGACTGACGAGATTTACGAAATATGGTCGGATAGCTGGGCTGGAAAGAAAGCAGGCGACCCGTTCCGTGTAAGAGGTGGTTACAACTGTCGGCACTGGTGGGTGCCTGTACCTGAATAGGAGAAAAGCGATGCCATACCATACAGACCACAAAAAAAAGAAAAAAAAGAAAAAGCGCGGTAAGTGATATAATTAACCTACTCGAAAGAGGATTCGTAACATGAGCGATGAAATCATGGCAGACGCGGTAACTGAAGCCGCAGTGGAAACACCAGAAGTTCAGGACTTAAAGACGTTCACACAAGAGGAACTCGACCGAATAGTGGCCGAC